GTCTAATGATTCTACTGTTGCTGCTGTTTCTGCATATAGTGTTGAAACTTCTGTTGAAGATAATTCTCTTTGGAATACTCTTACTTGGTCTATTTTACCGCTAAAATAAGCATTTCCACAATAACCAATTTGCAAATTAGTTGTAGATGTTTTACCACTTATAGAACCAGTGCTTTCAATAAGTGAACCATCATAATACATTTTAGCTCCAGAATTATTTCCAGTAATTACAATATGATGCCAATTTGTATCAACTGTTGTGCTATTATTTTGTGTAACATACGCCCAAGTACTTGCACCTGAAACAATTATTCTTGGTTTAGAATTAAGTAGTTGCATAGTAGCACCACCACTATTATCAGTACCTAAATTTGTTCCAATAATATCTTGTGCAGTAGACGGTGAATCAGTTTTAATCCAAGCAGATAAAGCATAATCAGATGAACTAATATATGATGTAGTTATTTTACTACTACTCCCATTATAATATCCTGCTGCACCAAACTTACCTCCGTTAATAGAATGTGATGTAGAACCATCTCCTTCGTATAATACGACTCCAAAGTGTTCTGATGGTACTAATCCTCCTGGTGCTGCCGCAGCTCCCTGTAATAATCTCTTATTTACAGCCATATTTAATCTATATTAGGGAAATCGTATGTTTTAACTTTCTTTTTAGTAGTTAATGCATCAATTTCTGATTCAACTGTCTCTGATAATTGTCTTAAAGCTACTCTTGCATCTACAACATCTGCTGGTACATCTGCTCCATTATCTGCTTCTCTAATTATATACCAGTCTGTCTTTGCAAGTTCGTTTCCTATTTGTGCTTTAAAGTTATTGATTGCTTGTTCTTTTAATTCTGCTAATGTTTCACTCCAAGTTATATCTTCAGCATCTTTTCTAAATGCTGTTGCTTGTGTGTCCCAATATATCTCACCAAGTGTATGTATTCTTGAGTCATAACTTTCGTCTATGATTACATCAAATAGTCCAGCATTGCGAAGTTCGTCTGCTGTCATACTTCTTGCGTTTAGGTGATAACCTGTTGATGACCTAAACTTTGCAGGTACATCTGGATAAGTTGTGATAATTCCGTTGTTATTTACTGCTTTCATATTATGCTTCTTTTGATATTGTTGCCCACTGTTCAGTAGCCCCATTAGTTGATACTATTTGAATTAAATTTGTTACAGTTCCATCGTATGTCCCTGAAATTTCTTTTACACTTGCAGGTAATGTTAATGTATAGTTACCATCAATTACTAAATCAATAACCATTCCTGTTGAAACATTAGAGAATGTTAGTGTCGTATTTGCTGATAGTGTTTTAGTATGTACTGCTGCTGCTGACCAATCAACATCACTTGCTGATATAGTAGCTGAAGTAGTAAACTCTGCTCCCATTTTAGCATAAGTTACTGCATCATCTGCAAGTTTTGCTGTAGTTATACTTCCATCTGCAATCGTAACACTTGGCGAACCCCAAGAAAAACTACCATCTCCATCAGACAATAAAGATTGACCATTTGTACCATTACCACTAACATCTAACATTGTAGCGTTAACTACATTAGAAGAAGTTGTTCCTACTAAAGTTCCTACTGCCGAAGATGAGATGTTTCCTGATGTATCTACTGAAATACCAATAGAATTACCAGCACCATCACTTAACAATTGTAAAGTTCCATCTGCTGTTCCGTTATCATTAAATTTAATTAACGATTCGTAAGTATCTTTTATTTTATTTCCTGAAAGTGTTGCCATATCTTATTAATTTTAAATTTGGTCCCAAGCGTGGTTTTCGTGTTCCCACTTATGAGGACTTGTATTCCAATATTCTTTTAGCTTTCGTATAATCGCTATAACTTTATTTCCAATTTTCGGTAAACCTAATCCTAAACCTAACATACTATTCTATATAAGCAATTACTTTACCAGCTGTAACACTAATCGTGTGAAATGAACCATAAATAATAATTCCTGTTGTCAAATCTAAACTACTAATTGAAGTGTCTCCTTTAGTAGTGTTGTTTGTTGCACTAATTGTTGAATCTTCTAACGCTTGAATAGCATTGTATTGCTCACCTACTGTGCTGGTTTCACCACTTGCAATTATTTCTAATCCAAAATCACCAAACGCTGATTTGTGATAAACCGAATTGTAACTCATATCATTTGCCATAACCTAAATATTTACTACAAAAATAATAAATTAATAATTAATGCTTTCGCCCTTGACCTCTGTATTTTTTTTTGTAACCTGACTGTCCTTTACTTGCATTTTTACTATGGCGACCAGGTCTTTTTTTCTTTGGCTTTTCAACATAAGATATAAATACTTTTTGTGCCATTAGTTTGTTTTGTCTTTAAACTTCTCAAAAGTTCTCATTCCACCAAGTCCTAACATTCCAATAAGAACTGTCATTAAATGTTCCATTTGTAAAGCTGGAGGAGCTGTTTCTGCTCCCATATACCAAACAAGCATATCTCGTAAAACAAAATTATATGCAAGAGCCACACCGCACACCCAGCCAATGAAGGGACGCCATCCAGCCACAAAAATTGTTCTATGCTTGGCTTCCATTTTATTTATCTCCGATTGTAGTTCTATTAATTGTTGAGGGTCAATTTCTTTTCCTTTTATAAGTTCCCTTATTTCCATACCAAGACCTCCAATATCGGATGAATCTTTAAAACCTAGTAATCTTTTAAGAATTTTAAGCATCTAAATCAAAATATTTATATAGTGTGTAACTTTTTCCCTCTGGTTTCCAAGCCTGTAATACAACCCCTCTATTTTCTTTTTTAGAGACATAAGAAACGTGAATCCAGTCAGGATTATCATTATCTCCTTTTTCCCATATTAACTGGTCAAAATCTAAATTGTTTTTTATATAATAAAATAATTCTCCATTAGGAGTGCTTCCAAGAGTGTCAATATCAATTGCCTCTCCCTTTGTGTGTTGGCTTGTTTTTTTAGAGCCTATTGCCTCACAAACCTCTGGAGACCTATAAAAACTATTTACTCTTATAGGGTGGTCACACCACTCTCTTAAGGGTTGAAAAACTTTTTCAGCAACTTTTTTCATTGCTTTTACTTGTTCTTTGTCTGGAATATTATCTAATTCTAATCTTTCTGCTGTTGTAGAATTAACAGCTTCATTCCAGGAAATGTTATCGCTAATTTTATTCATAATTTTTAAACTTGCAGAACACGATTTGAAATATCAATAATAGAGGTAAAGTAAGTTTTATCGTTTCTGTCATCCTCTAAATAAGTAACGCCTTCATTTACACAAGTATAAACGTGAAAATCATTACTTGATAAATCAAAATAGCCGCTTGAGCGTGTTCTAATTATTACTAATATATCATTTACAATTGTATTTACTTCTAATTCTCCTCCGCTATCACTATCAAAAGCCGTTACAACTTCAATTCTTGTAAGTGTTTCGGTTATAAACTCATCAGCGTTTTGGTCAGCTTCATTTGTTTGCACTGAATAAATTTTTATATAAGGCTCACTTGCGCTAGATGGAACTCTGCCGTAAACAGGTACGTTTGAACCATTATAAGAAATATTGCCATTTAAAGCATTAATCATCGCCTGTCTAATATATTTTATTGGGTCTTTCATCTTATTGCTCTTTTAATTCTATATTCTAAATTCTTTACAAGTATTTTAATTCCTTTCTCAATATTTCTATAAAAAAATGGTTGAGCTTTTTGAAATTTAGTTCCTTCTTCTACAAAACCACTATAAGGCGCATTTGAAAATACAGTTACATCATTTTCTTTTGGCTCAAATCCAACATTGTTTCTTAAATTTCCTGTATCAACTGGCGCACTTTTTTTTATATCTCTAGACATTAAAGCACCAGCAGTAAACATTTCTTTTTTTAAACCATCTTTGTCAATAGCCTCAAGAGCGTGGAATTTCCTTTGCAGTTTATTTACATCATTTTGATTCAGCTTAATCATCTTAATCTTTTTTTGTAGCCTCTATTGTAGTGTAAAAATCTTGGATGTCGTCATATCTGTTGTTAATCCTGTACAACCCTGATACTCCTTCAACCTGAAGCAAATCTCCGTCAAGTATTTGGTCTCCAGTTCGTTTTCTACAGCGAATTTCAATAGATACATATCTATCACGCTTTCCATTTTGTGTTGTTATTTCTCCTGATGTTTCTTTTACTTCTGCCCAAATTGTATATTCAGTTGAAGTTGTAGCAGTAAAACCACCAAAGTTATCACTGCTTTTAGTTTGTCTTTTTACTAATACCCTTGTATTTAAGTTTCCTACTTGCATTAAATAAACATATTTTTATATGAATCTAAAATATTTCTAACATTTGTTGGCACTTCATTAAGAGTTGCTCCAACCACAAAGTCACTTCTGTTATCATAATAAGTTGCCACAAGTTGTGATAAGGCTTGTTTTAATAAACTATCATCTTGTCCACTTGTTACATAGGTGATTTTAACTTCTTTAGATGGCAGATTATTTAAAGCAATAATTTTATCATCTAATCCATAAGTTTCATAATCTGTAGTT